CTATTTGGCATCATCAGTTTGATGATCTTATTGTACTTAAGAACAACCAAGGAACAGAAGAAACCCGAGTCCGTCATATGGATTATGGGGTTGTGCTTAGTGCCTTCTTCTGGAGACGATTTAAAAACAAAGAACAAATAACTTTCTTTGATCCTAACGAAGTACCTGACTTGTATGAAGCGTTTTATCAAAACACAGAACGCTTTGAAGAGCTGTATGTAAAATACGAAAAGCGTAAAGACTTACGTAAGAAAACAATGTCAGCTGAAGAAGTCTTCAAGTCTGGCATTTTAAAAGAGCGCACTGATACAGGACGTATCTATCTAGTGTTCATTGACAATGTTATGAACCAAGGTCCGTTTGATCCTGAATACCACACCATTTACCAGAGTAACCTTTGCTGTGAAATTCTTCTTCCTACTAAGTCTTTTAAGCGTTTGGATGACGCTGATGGTCGTATTGCGCTCTGTACTCTCGGTTCAATCAACTGGGGAGCTTTCCGAAATCCTGAAGATATGCGCCGTGCTTGTCGTATTTTGCACAGGTCTCTCAATAACATCCTTGATTATCAAGATTTTCTAAGCATTCAAAGTAAGTTAAGCAATGATGAGATCCGTCCATTAGGCATTGGCATTACAAACTTAGCCTATTGGCACGCCAAGCGTAGTTTGAAGTATGGTGAGAAAGACTCACTACAAGATGTTAAATCATGGATGGAACATCAAGCCTACTACCTAACGGAAGCAAGTGTTGAACTGGCAAAAGAACGTGGCGCTTGTCTGCACAGCACACATACACGATACGGCCAAGGCACATTCCCGTGGGAACTACGTGCTAATGGTGTTAACGAACTAGCAGACTTTACTCCGGAACTAGACTGGGAAACATTACGTGTCAACATGAAAGAACATGGTGTTCGCAATGCCACACAAATGGCAGTGGCTCCTGTAGAATCCAGCAGCGTGGTCATTAACAGCACTAACGGTATTGAAATGCCCATGAGCCTGATCTCAGTTAAAGAAAGCAAAGCAGGAAGTCTCACACAGGTTGTTCCAGAATACCATAGACTCAAGAACAAGTATCAGTTGATGTGGGAACAAAAAGACTGTGATGGCTATTTAAAAACAGCAGCAGTGATTGCAGCCTACATTGATCAGTCTATCAGTACCAATACTTTTTACAATCCGGCACACTTCCCAGATCGTAAAGTCCCTACCACAATGATTGCCAAGAACTTGATGCAGGCTCACTACTGGGGATTAAAAACTTTTTACTACAGCTTGATCAACAAAGCAGGCAGTAAAGCCGTGGCTGACGAAGCTCCAACCATGCTGGAACCAATCAACTTCGATGATGAATCGGACTGTGAATCATGTAAGTTGTAGGATCAGGTGTGAATATGATGAAATATTTTAGAAATGGTTGGATACCAACACAACGTATCGAATGGAAAAATATATAAATGAGTTACATAGCAGGATCATTGCCGCCAATCAAGTGCTGGGTCAAACGAGAATTTCTCTACAATTTTGAAAAAGGCCACGGGGAACTAGAACCAGCCATCTGGGTCAGTCTCAAAGCTCTGCGAGGGCAGGTGTTTCGCATCGAAAGTCTGTTGCCCAATTATGGAGCACTCTACGACAAGCTACCCATTCATGCCTATGTGTGGCAAGAAAATTACACAGGCAATCTACCAATAGATATCCTGCAACTCTGGGACTGCATGGGCTATCGTTTTACCATTATTGAAAAAATAGGTCTGCGTAATCTAGGTGTTAAGTTTCTAGGCAAAGATCGAGAGTGGTACTACGGCAACTATTTGTTCACCGTGGATTTTTGTGCAGACGGCATGGATGTGGACACTGGGTTTACTGAAGTTGCCGAAGAACACAAGTCATTCAACTTTATTCGACTGGAAAACGGTCAATTTGCCTGCCAGCCCAACAACCGATGCTTGTGGTACGATCAAAGTTTGATTTCGGGTAATGTGAAATTTCCAGATTTCAAAGCTGCACAGACCATATTCACAGTGGATGGCACACGCAAGTGGTCATCTGGAGATGACTGGTTTTACTCCATTGATGAAAAAAATGACTAACAGGAAAATAAAAAATGTCAAAACAACAATACAACTTACATACCAAGACAGACTACCTGAATCGCAAGATGTTTCTAGATGTGGCCGGTCCTGTGACTATACAGCGATTTGAAGAAGTCAAGTACAAAAAGATTGCAGACTTTGATGCTACTGCACGAGGCTTCTTTTGGCAACCAGAAGAAGTTAGCCTGACCAAAGACAGCAATGACTTCAAAGAAGCCAGCGACACTGTCAAACACATCTTTACCAGTAATCTGCTGCGACAAACAGCCTTGGACAGTTTACAAGGACGCGGTCCTACACAAGTGTTCACTCCTGTGTGCAGCCTGCCTGAAGTTGAAGCACTAATGTACAACTGGGGATTCTTCGAAACCAACATTCACAGCAAGAGTTACAGCCACATTATTCGCAACATCTATAATGTTCCTAAGGATGTGTTCAACACCATTCACGACACTCAAGAGATCATTGACATGGCATCAAGTGTGGGCAAATACTATGATGAACTACATGTGCTCAATTGCAAGAAAGAGCTGGGTGTGGTTGTTACAGAAAAAGAACATATCCGTGCAATCTACATGGCCCTGCATGCCAGCTATGCACTAGAAGCATTCAGGTTTATGGTCAGCTTTGCCACAAGCCTGGCCATGGTGGAGAACAAGATCTTCATGGGCAATGGCAACATCATCAGCTTGATTCTACAAGATGAGTTGTTGCACAAAGAGTGGACAGCATACATAATCAATCAAGTGGTCAAAGAAGACAGTCGCTTTGCTACTGCTAAAATTGAATGTGAAGCCGAAGTGTATCAGTTGTATCTAGACGTTATCCGTGAAGAAAAGTCTTGGGCTGACTACTTGTTCAATCGAGGACCTGTGATTGGACTCAATGCACAGATTCTCAAAGACTTTGTAGATTACACTGCTGTAAATGCGCTCAAAGAAATTGGTATCAAGTATCAAGAACCTGCCCCACGCAGCACGCCTATTCCTTGGTTCAACAAGCATGTCAACACCAGTAACAAACAAACTGCACTTCAAGAGAACGAGTCAACTAACTATGTTATTGGAGTAATGAGTGATCAGTTAGACTACGAGCAATTACCGGAGTTATAAAATGAAAGCCATAGTGTGGAGCAAGGACGCATGTCCTTATTGTGATCAAGCAAAGAGCCTGCTTAAAACCAAAGGCATCGAATTTGAAGAACGCAACGTGTCCAGGGACTGGACCAAAGAACAACTCTTAGAAGCAGTACCAACTGCTCGCTCAGTACCCCAGATCTTCTTGGATGAAGAGCTTGTGGGTGGATTTACAGAACTTAGAAAGAAATTAGCAGAATGAATATTAACGATACACTAGGAAAAGTTTGCACATTTAAACTCAATTCAGGAGAAGAAATGATTGCAAGGGTAGAATTGATTGAATACAATTTTATTACAGTAAGCGAGCCAGTTAGCGTGGCGCCAGGGCCGCAAGGACTTGGTCTTGTGCCCAGCGTGTTCACAGCCGAACGCAAGGGTTCCGTTACACTAAATATTAATAATGTTGCAATTTATGCACTCACCGACGAAGAAGTCAAGATGAAATATATCGAAGCAACTACTGGTATCAAGGTGCCAGAGAAGAAACTAATTCTAGGATAACATGCCAGCAGTGCAGCGAGTAGGTGACGCAGATTCGGGTGGTGGTGTAATCACTGGAGGAGTTGACTCAGTCCGAGTCAACGGAATTTCTGTGAGTGTAAACGGGTCAGGGGTAAGTCCTCATGCTCGTAAAAACAGTCATCGTCCTGTTACCTCAGGCGGAGTTGGCAGTGTACGAGCAGGCGGTACACCGGTTAATGTTACCGGTAACTCGGACACATGTGGTCATGCCCGAACTGGCGGCAGCAATAATGTAAGGGCAGGATAATGGCCAGCATACTTACACCACTTCAAGTCACTGTTGCTGCTGCACTGCTCAACAATCAAGGCTTGCAACCACTGCCTGCTGCACTAACTGCGGCATTAACAGCATTCAATGCCACCCCATTGATCACTGCGTACCAAGCTGCTGTGGCCTACTACCTTGCACAGACATACAAAACAAACAGTACAATGACTGCTTTGTTGAGTATAGGCAACGCCACATGCCCTGCCCTGGGCAACAGCATCCCTGTTGCTATTACAAATCTTGTTTATCCTACCACTACCACCGGTACTGTAATGATACAAGAATTACCAACAGCACCTTACGGATTATCTGGCCTGGTTGATCAAACGGGCAATGCATACCTAGGCACCGGAAATGTTGGACACTTTTCACAAGGCTTCTTGGCGGTGCAAGGATTTATCAGCATCACCAACAACTACATAAATTCAGCAGTAAACACCAACACATACCTTGGACCAACATTTACCAACATGGATGCACTGACTACAGCTGATATCAGCACAGTGAATACTGATATTGCAAATTTTGGGGTGGACCTGGAAAAACAAGGCCAACTGGTTGATCTTTCAAACTTATCATTGTACGGAACACCGGCTGGACTTATACAACAGATCAGTCAAGTAGCAGGCACAACTGGTGCAACTATTCCTGTGTTGCAACAAGCACTAATTGGTGCCGGCTTGACCACAAAAGATGTGAGAGACCTTGTGTCTAACAATGTTCGTAGTTTGTTGAATCCCACCGGGCTGTCTGAGAATCAATTTGATCGATTGCAAAAAGTTGCATGGGCGGTCATGAACATGGTAGGATCTGACGATCTAGCACAGATTTTAAGCATACTGGATGTGACCACACCTGGTATCACTGCACTGTCTGATTTATTGGATCCAGTCAAGGTGTTTCCATTAAGCTATGCCACATTGCAAACCCCTAGTCCCAACGGACCAGTGCCCATTTTTGATTCTACGGGTGCAGTAAACTCTGATGTGCAACCTATTGTCAACAGCTATTTGCCCACACAATCTGGCTGCGACGAACTAGGCAAGATCATTCCTCAAGCTGACGCAGTGGCAAACAAAGCAATTCAGATTGCTCTGCAACAAATTCCTGGCATTGCAGATTCCGTCTTGCCGGCACTGGCAGAAACTGTTAGAGGGTATACTGATCAGCCTTGGAGCCCTACTCAACCTTATCTCACAAACAATGTGGTTGCCAACGGAGAACCTGTTCCAGAATTTTATCGTGCCCAACAAGATGTTCCAGTTGGTATAGATATTAACAATACTACATATTGGGAACCAACCAGCCTCGGGGGGATCAGCACCATGGCGGACCTTCCCTTGGTACAAGCATTAACCACACCAGCACCCGCCAGT